GGTATAGGATCACCATTTCTATAACTAGAAACATTTAAGTTTACAGATGATACAGTTATAGCGCCTATATTTGTTTGTAAAGGATCACTAGCATCAGACATTGTAGAAGGTTTTGTTGATGCTGTAGATCTTAAATCTATAAACTCAGCTGCTAAATATGGTGCAAACTTAGCTACAGATACTTGATCTTCATTAATGTAGTATCCAATACTTTTAGTTATATTTATTTTTCTAGGTTGATTTCTATTATCACTAAAAAATAATAAATCTTCTATTAAACTGATACCATTAACTAAAGATATAGAAGAAAAATTAAGCCAACTACCTTCAACTAATACAGTACTAGTGTTACTATTAATATTAAACACAGCTATAAAGCAATTAGCACTAAGAGGAGCTGTTCCTGATCCTGAATAATCAGTTGAAAAATAATAAGCTAAACCTCTAGTTTGATCTACATAGACACCTATAATTTCTTGGTTAATATTAGAATTGTTAATTCTTAATTCATTACCTAATATAGACTCTAAAGCACCAACATCACTAGCCTCAGACCTAGAAACTGCTACGTTTAAAGCATCTCTGTATTCGTTGTTTGGTATTAGTCTCTCATCTAGATCTTTATTCATCTTAGACTTAATGAAACTATTTTTAGCTTCTGCCATGTATTATGATTTTATCCATTTAGATTTACCTCTCATAACTTGAACTATTTCATCAAGCTTAATATTAGATAATCTTATTTTAGCGTTTCTTAATTTAGAGCTTTTTTCTTTTCTAAGTCTTTGTACTATATATTCTGGCTGACCTATTCTAGTAGATATTATAGCATGTAATATATAAGCATACATTGCTTCTTCCGCTAACTTAGGAACTCTACTGTCTAAATCATATGCTAATCCATCTGATATGTATTCTAGTATAATTAGTCTACCAACTAAATTGCTAGAGAAAGATAATTTACCTTCTCTTTCATTTAAATTAAACCAACCGTTTACTTGAGAGTATTGAGGATCTAAGCCATACATTTCACCGTAGCCAGAACCTATAACATTACCCATATCGTCCCAATTGTAAGCCCACATATCATTAGTAAAGTCATTTGTAAAATCTCCATTTATAAATTGTTGATTTGCATTATGCCATCTATCTTGTGTTATAGATGTACCCTCTGTATCATTACCAAAATTATCTTGCGTTGGTATACCAGCAGAATCTTGTGTTTGTGTGTAGTAAGGACTTGTTGTTAAGTTATTTGTAGGATATATAGGGTGTTTAACACCTAGTTGATCTATATAAGACATTTTAACATAGTTAACAAAGTCTTGTGGTAAAACTAATGTTAAACTAGCTGGCACTGTTAATTCAGCTGATTTAATACTTTTTAAAGTATCGTAGCTAAATTCTTGCATAGCTCTTTTAGCGTGAAATATAACATCAGTTCTATTTACATTAGGTATTAATTTATTTTGCCCAACATATGCAACTAAAAAGTTATTTATAACATCATTAACTTTAGTGTATTGGTAACTACCATAGTTATCTTCCACTGTTTCACCATATGCTTTTTCAGCCTCAGTGTTACCGTATTTACCACCTGTTAATATAGTTAGTTGAACAACGACATAAGCATTAGCGCTAGGTGCAGCGTCAAGATTTATTGTTCTACCGTCACCACCTACAGACATACTTGTAATCCATTCAGACCAAGACCCAGATATACCTGAAGGACTTGTGTAAACTTTAAAGTTATTTAAACCATAATTTGGATTAGCTGGATTCCAGTCACCTAATATAAGTTCAGTATTAAAATCTGTTACAAACTTCTGGTTAACACCTGACGCAGCTGCTCTAAATCCTTGTGATCCTTGATAATACTGTTGAGCATTTTCAGTTATTAATCCGTTACTTTTAGGTTGTATAGCCATCGTTTATTAATTTCTTTCGTTTTGAGCTTCTTGTGCTATTTCACTAGCTGCAGCTTGTACTATTGTTGGATCTTTTATCACTATACCAGCGTATAATAATATTTGTATTATTACATTAACTTGCTCTGTTGCATCTAATTCAAAATTAACAGAAGTTGCTGGATCCCAAACATAATACCCTGAAGAAGAATCAAAGTTCCAACTAGGATTTGCTGGTTTTTTAATATAACTAGCTTTAACGCTGTCACTTATTGTTTGAGGGTGTATAATTACTTTGTTTTGTTCAAATAAATAAACTGGGAAATATTCAACAGGTTTACTTATTGGTGACATATTTAATAACGCTAACTCGTTTCTTTGTATAGGCTGCACAACTCTATCATCTTTATATAAAACAGTTCCTAGTTTATAAAAATCTTGAGGGTATAAAGTTATAACTATATTATTAGCCGTTCCAGTAGGTAAAGAGCCTGCTGTTAGACTAAACACACCTCCTGATATAGTGAAGTTTGTGTAAGCTAAACCTTGGTAAGTAACAACAACAGTGCTGTCTTCTACTTGACTTTGAGTTATAGATGTTAAGGGATATGTTATTTGATTTGTTACAGTTGATATTAACTGTGTTCCGCTTGCCGCACCTGAAGAAGTTGGTAGCGTAAAAAAAGCTGGATTTGTTCCAGCTGGTGCATTATAAGTACAATCACCTATTTTTTTAAAAGCGTCTAACTTTTCTTGTACTGTTTTGTAGCGATTTCCATATTCGCTTTCATTTTGTGGCACTCTAATCTGTTGATTTAAGGTCTCAAAATAATTATCTAGCACGTCAAGTTGAACCTGAGTAGCTAGCTTATTAAACTCATTAGGTGTTAAATAACCTCTTTGTTCCTTATTTATTATCAACAAGACTGTTTTATAAACTTGATCTACGTTTATTGCCATTTTAATTTGTTTATTATAATATGGGCCCGAGTGAACGAGCCCTATATTAGTATTACATGTTATTTAAGTTTTTTCTCGATAGACTTAAATATTTCAACACCTTCGTCTGTTTTCAAGAAAGCGGCAAATGCTGAATAAGGATTCTCTTCAAAAGGAACCGTCATTAGTTTTTTACCGTTTGATGCCCAAGTAAACGAGCGTTGATCTGGAGATAGCCTAATAATGTTAGATTCAGTTGCTTTTATTCCTAAGTTTCTAAGCTGTACATTGTCATCTTTAGCTAATTCTACAAATAAAACTGGATTTCTTTTAGCAAACATTAGTAAGTCTCTTTTTACTTCTTTAGAGCTTAGCTCGTTTACTTTAGATCCAACTTCAACTCTTAGTATTGCTTCACATTGATCAATATCTAAAGATAAAGCCATATTCATAGCTTCTATCTCGTATTCTAAATCATATAGTTCTTCTTTAGCAATCTGCTGAGGTTTTAATTCTTTATATAAGTGATTTCTTGATGGGTGATATAAAGATAGCATTTTTTGCAATGCTTGATATCTTTTTTCTACTCTCAACACACCGTTTTTAAACGTAATGTGACCCATTGTTGATTCACCTTTTTGTTCATCTACAAATGATGAAGCTTGATTGGTAGCATATTTCAACTCTCTTTGAGAACCTAGCTCTTCATCAAACCACAATAAAGGATGCTTCGTCGTGTGCTTGCTTGGTAACGTAAGTGTTAATGGAGTTTTACTACCTGTTAGATAATAGTTTCTATCTTTTATTTCCCAACCATCTGGTTGAGTTGTTTTTTGTTTTGCCATGATATAATATAATTAAATAATTTATAAGAGTAATAATTACCCCCGTAGTTACAACGAGGGTAAGAATTACATTTGTTGAATCAATTAGATTCCTTTGAATAATACAAAGTTATTCGCAGCTTGAGTTACTAAACATCTTTCTGATAAGAAGTTTACTTCCATTGCATCTAAAGATGAAGTGAAAGCACCACCTACAGAACCAGTTAACCAAGACTTCATTCGTCTGTCATCAGCTTGTGAAGCTCTATAACGTACGTGTAAGAATGGTCTTCTAATGTTTGTTCCTAAGATTTGATCGTATACTGTAGAAGTTCCAGCTGGTACTAATACACCTTCAATAGATGCAGGTCCAACTAATCCTCCACGAGTAGAAGCATCGTTTAAGTATTTCCAATCAGTTTTGTAGAAGTCATAAGAACCTCTTCTGAAACCAGAGAAACCTAAATTTAATGCCATTTCCTCAGAATTTTCAAATAATCCAAAAGCAGTACCTCCAGCAAATCCACCAGAAATAGAAGCTAACATATCGTCAAAATCAAGAGCAGTAGATCTGTTCAAGAATAACATGTTTTCTTCGATAGCTCCTTGAGTATCTAAGTTCTTTAGTATAGCATCAAAAGCGTCTAACCCAGCAGCAGCTGTAAAGCCTACTTCTACGTTACCTCTGTCTTGGATAGCAGCAAATAAACCTTGAGTACCACCTTGAGCAGCAGGCACAACACCAGCTGAATTAAGTTCACCTTCAACCATTGCCATTTCTAAGTAATCTTCAAATCTAAGTCTTGTTTCAGACTCAGCTTTTAAATACCATAAGTATCCACCAGTTCCATCTTCAGTAGCAACTTCTACCCAACCGATCTGAGCAGTGTCAGAACCGTTTACAGTATATTGGCTTCTAATGATTATTGGAGAATTTACAAACGTACTGAATGCAGGATCCACAGTTACCATAGGATTAGCATTTTGATTAATAGCGTTTGCTCCAGCTACAGCGTTAACAGTAGAACTTCCTTTTTGGAAATCAGAACCATAAACAAATATCTTTACTGTTCCAGTTAAACCATTTAAGTTAGCTACAGTATAAGGTTGAATTGTTAATTGCCCTGGGTTACCAGCAGCACCAGCAGCGCCTGTGTCAGAAGCAGTTACTAAACATTTTGCTTCACCACCGAAATCATCCATTACAACAATTGTTGAGCCTGGAGAGATTACGTTTAATATTGGCACAGCAGCATTAGCAGCTGTAACAGGTATTGTTAGTACTAGACCACCACCACTTATTACTACGTTTTCGTAAGAGATGTGTAATCTGTTTTGTTCAGACCAAATTACTTGATCAGATGTCATTGGCATTTCTGCGCCAACCATTCTTAAGAAACCAGATAAAGTTCTGTTTCCATATCTTTCTACTTCTGCTTCGTAAAGCTCTGGTAAATATTGTTGTGAAAAATTCACACCATTTGCTCCAGCGAAGTTTAAGTAGTTACTAGCCAACGTTTGTTGACTTTGACTTGGTGTAATATCACCAAATTGAGGACTTAAAGCCATAATTTAAAATTTTTTTTTAGTTAAACTTTTTTCTTTTAATTTTTAATTTTGTTGAGTCTAATCCACTAATAGCTTTTACTTTTAATCCGTTTATAAAAACATTTCCATCGGCAACTTGCCTAGGTCCGTCTTGTGATGGGTTCTTGGAAGTTTGAATAATGTCTTTAACACCATCCGCTTTTCCTTGCTCGTAAAAATGATGAGCGATTTTATCAGCATTCATAGCAGCATACATAGCTTTATGGTAACCCGCTGGATCGGTTAAACTACCTTCTTCATTAGTATATTTACTAACAAAGTTTTGTACGTCAACCTGCGTTTCACCCACTTTACTAGGATCTTTAATGCCGTATCTAAATTTCTTATCACCAACATTGAAGTCAAAACCTTTGAATTCGTTACTGAAAAGCTTTTTTGTACGATCTCTAAAATCACCGTGTAATCGTGTTGCAGTTTCTTGTTGCTGCTTGTATTGGTCGTAAAAACTAATTGCTTCTTGTTGTTCTTGAGTAACGCCCGGTCTCAACTTGATCTCGTCGTAATATTTACTTTTTGAACTTTCAAGAAATTGTTTAGCATTTGCAACCTCTTCCTTAAACGCAAGTTTTTTCTTGCGTATATCTCTTGGCTCGTCTACATCTTCATCAAACTCAAAATTATCTTCCATTAAGAAGCTAATCTCTTCTTGATCTAAATGAGGTTTTGCCTTTGTATAGTATTCTCTTAAAACATCTTTAGGACTGTAATCACTGTAGTCTTTGTTTAAAGCTACATAATCTTGTACAGTTCCACCAGTTTCTTCCATAAATGAAACTAGCTTTTCTATGTTTTCTGGTAAAGGTTTGCCTAAGACTTTTTCATCTCTTTTAGCTTCTTCAACATCTTGTGTTATCCCCTTTACTTCTTCTTCTGTTATTTCTTGGATTGGTGTAATTTCTTCAACAACCTCGCTGGACTCTGGTACTTGTTCGTCCACTTTAGCGCTATCTCCGGTTTGTTCGCCCACATCCACTGTCTCTGTTTCTCCGATTTGAATGGCATTGTCTTCTTCTTTTAATGCATCTTTAGGAATTGTGACTTTTGTAACCTCAGGCATAACTTCACCCTGAGCTTCTGGTTTAGTAAGATCTACTTTTATTAAGTTATCTTTACCTTGATTTCCTAAATTTTTAGGTTTCTTTTTTTTGATTTTAAACTCACCTTCTTGTTTGACAGGTTCGTTTACTTTTGTTTCTTCTGACATGATAAAATATTATATAATTATTAAATGTTAACTAGGCGGCATCATATTTTGTAAACCAAACGTGCCTAGTTGCGATGAGTCTGTTCCTTCGAAATCTACAGGAGCAGAATCATTTTGTCGTTGATTTATTAATTGACTTTGTTGAGTTCCTTGTAGTTTAACTCTTTTGTCTTTTCTATCTTCTATTTCTTTTTCTTTTTCACTTTCAACACCTAGTTTTATTTGAGCTAGTTGTTTTTGGTATTCAAACTCTTGAGCCATTAATTGTTGCTTAACGGTTAACTCTGTTTGCATACGTTGTATTTCAAACTGAGACTTAGCTTGTTCAACTTGAACTTTAGACTCTGTCATAGCTTGATTCTTTTGAACCTCAGCCATAGCAGCAGCTTCAGAGGCTTTAGCATTTGCCTGCGCTTGTGCATCAATCATTTGCTTTTGTTGAGCTTGATCTCTTTTTATTTTCTTTTTTCTTTTTTGTTTCAGTAGTTGATTAGCTAGCTTTAGATTTTTTATCTGTCTAATATCTATAGCATCTTCAAGATCAATACCGTTATTTTTTAAAGCTATTTGTATGTTTTGCTCTAACTGAGCTCTTTCTTCTTCATCAGGTTCTAACTCTAAATATATACCGAAGTCATGTAAATTTAAATTAGATATTTCACCTAATGTTTGAGCATTATAAAGAGATATGCTTTCAATTAAAGCGTTTTTTGTTAAAGGGAAAGATAATACGTCTGCTATTTTTAAAGATATGTTTTCACATATTCTAAGAGCTAAATATAAGCTAGCTTGATTAATATGTTTAGTTGCTATATTGGATTGATTAGCGGCCATTTTAGCTATACCTACTAACGAATCTTTATCTTGTATACTACCATCTCTAGCTTCATTTAATCCCGTGACATCACGTATCATCTGTAAATAATAGTTATAAGTCTGTATAAGACTTTGTAATTTAGCACCGCTAGCTGATGATGTTAATTCTTGAATAGGTACTTTACCTCTATTTAATTCACCATCTTGCGTTAACGATCTACCAACAATACTACCAGTTTGAAAATACATGTTTAATGCTTCCGCTGGATTATAGTTTGTACCGTTGCCTAAATCAACTTCTGCTAAACCGTCCATATCTAAAAACACACCATCTGGTACCATTCTAGACAATACTTGTTGCATTTTTAAATGAGTTATTTGAATCATATCAGCAAAACCAGTTATTTTACTAACTAAAGATTCTATTCTACCTTTATACATTCTAGGTGCACATAAAGCATAATTCATTTCAACTTTAGTACTATCTGAAGCTGGTCTTGTCATGTTTTCAGCTAATTCCCATTTTAACATAGTATTAGTGCCTAAGACTTTAGCGCCGCTGTATAGTACTTCAATACTTCTTGAAACTCTATCATAAGTATCTGCCGGCGGTGGATTAAATTCATCCGTTTTTTGAATAACTTTTTCTAAACCATTATCTGTTTGTTTTAATTTAAAAACCTGGTTCATGTAAGTTTTATATTCAAAATATAGTATCTGAACAGTGTTAGCGTCATAATTACCCCAACCTGTTATGTACTGCCTGTTTCCAGGCATTTTTTGTATTTTCTCTAGCTCTTCTTCACTAATTTGCGGAAATTGTTTTTTAAGTTCCGGTATAGTTATAGACTTAACTTCACCAACATA